TACGGCGAACCTATCACACCTTACCGATGGCAACGCACCTACCACTTCTATGGTAATTCAAAAGATGAGTTCATTGATTCGCAAGAGAACCTGCGCATCACCATCACATCCAAGAACCCGGACGAATGGCATGTGCCTCAAATGTTCTCACCTTGCACTCTTAAGGTAAGAGCGCGACAAGGAACACCTTCTAAGGGATGGGAAGATGTATGGAATGGACTACCATTCCCTGCATCTGTCACCTACGGGGACATTGTTGAAGAGCAATACATGGAGGCTATCAAGCCGGAAAGGTTGCTACCAACAGCGTCTAAGTTCGTCAAGGACCTTTCTACTCTCGGTGAAGTCTTCGATACGCAAAGCGAAACCATTGCAGGATTCAACAAGCCTATCGGACCAATGGTTCTTATCAAAGCGCGAGTGAGCGACCTTCGACTTGAACCAAGTGACTATGAGTATGACCCAACAGGACACACTTACTTCATGAGGGTCACATCATTTGACCTCATGCGTTCTTTCGGTGATGACAACAGAAGAGATATTGGCGTGAGCATTCACGGATTCTTAGGCGATGAAGGACACCCGTTTGAAGTTGCTACTGATGAAGGCTACAAGCCTTACGCTGTGAAGTCAACTGTCATCATCTATGGGCGACTCGGTGTAGTCATCAAAGATGAAGGCATTACCCCAAAGATAAACGCGGTCGGCATCTATGCCGTTCCTCGTCTTGCAATTCCCGCAGGTGAAGGTGGAGACACAAGCCTCGGACAATACAATGGAGAGTGAAACATATGGCAAACCTAAATGATTTGAAAAAACAAGCAGAAGAAGAAACCCAAGACCCAACGCAAAGTGCGCAAGCAGAAGCGGTAGAAACCGTTGATACGCCCGTCACACAAGCGCCTATCGCACAGGGTATATGGGGAGAAATCCAAAATGCGGCTGATGAACTACCGGACAATCAAACCTTCATGGGTCTTGTTGGACCCGAAGGTGCAGGTAAGACCGGCATCATCCTTGACAGTCTAACCGATGAAGAAATCAAGAATGATGAAGTTATCTTTGTGCTTGACTTTGACGGTGGAGGACAAACCATCCGAACAACTCACCATCGAGCAAACGCGAAGAACATTCGTGTGTTGTCACCGTGGGTTATGCAAGATGAATCGAGAGATGCGTTTGACTACCCTGCTACTCATGCGAGAGTTATGAGAATTGGGCGAACCCTTGTTGATTGGGCTAAGAGTCCGGGTGATAAACCAAGACTCAACAGCGTTCTCGTCACAGGGCTTGACCAATGGGATTCAGTTGCGTCTAACTGTATGTTCATCGAAGACTTGGGAACTGCACCGGATGGTATCGGTGCTAAAATCAAGCCTCATGAACAGATTGGTATGCGATTCAATTGGCAAATCCGTTCAACTCGTTTCCATCAACTCACAGCAATTTGTAAAGTGCTAATGAGTTTTGGAGTGCGCGTATATTGGGAAACCCACTTCAAGGAGATTCAAGATAAGTCCGGTGCTGTCATCGGTAAGAAACCTGCATGGGAAAAGCAAACTGCGAACCACTTGAACCAAATCCTATGGTTTCACAAGAGTAAGGTGCGCGGAGAAGACAATGCTCCAACAGGTGAAATGCGATATGAAGTTGAGTTCGTTAAGTGCAGAACTAATCCTGTTCTTCTCGACCAACGCCGACTTATCATGCGAACAAAGAAAGGCGAAGCACCTCAATGGTATGGATTGCCGGAACTACAAGAGGGCCAAGTATGAACAATAACACAAATGAAAATGGAGAGTTCCCAACAACAGGAAAACCTGCGCATAACAATGTTAAGCCGCGCGATGTTGATTCTTTGTCATTGGCTGACAAATATCCAATCTATGAACCCGACCTTGCATGTATGGAGTGTGGCGGTGAAGGTATGATTTGGACTCAAGTTGCAAGGCATACAGTTTATGGCGAGACTGAACTTGATTATCACAATGAACCATGCGAATGCATATTCAAAGATATGACGGCAAGGCCGGATAAAAACTGTCGCGCTTGTGGTGGCACAGGTGAAGTTGAAGAAACGCACTTAGTAAATGGTGAGAAGATTACCTCTTACTACGCATGTGTGTGCCTTCGATATATCCCTATCACAGAACCTAATGAGAGTGAAAAAGATGAGTAAGAAACCCGACCCTAATAACTACCCAATTCATGCAAGCAGAAGTGGAACGCAAACCATTTACCTTTGTGGTGATAAGTTGCAATACACACCACCGCCTGTTCGTTTAATGGATGATGTTGAATGGCACAATGAACGACCTTTATGTAAGGCTTGCGCGAATGCGCACTTTGCACTACATGGGGAGGTGATACAATGGCCGCCCAAGCAGTAATTGATAGAGCCAAAATGCTATCTTTCATCAACGGCTTCGGAAACAACATCGAAGACCTGCTGTTAGAAATCAAGGACAATCGCATCTATGGTGCAGTTGACACTACAACACACTATTGCGCTAAGAGCATGAGTGTTATGTTGAGTAATCAAGTGGCATACAAACCGGGCAAGGTGTATATCAGCGATGTTGCTAAAGTTGCGACATTCCTTAAAGCATCTTCGCAAGACTTATGTATATTGAACCAATGGGACGGCTCTCTTAATTTGAAATTAGGGACCGACTCTTTACAACTACCATCACATACACACATTCGTTCAGCCGCTACATTGGCTAACGCGAAGAGGGCTATTGAGCAGATGAAAGAAAACAACTACACTAAGATAGGCCCTGCTGTATTGCAAGTCAATGGTTCTGTTAACATGGAGAAACTTCGTGGACTTGGAGTGGCCGTAAAGGTCGCCGGTAAAGATGCACCTTGTCGAGTAAAGGTGTCATCTACTGACTCCGAAATGATTGTTACCGTAGGTCATATTGTCGGTGGCGCGAATGTGAATAGAGTCATTGAACTTGGTAATGTGTGGGGTAATGATGATGTTATCACACACTTTGGTTCTCACCTACCAAACACCCTCGCGTGTATGGATAGTGGTGTAGTGGACTTCTACATTGGAGACAACGCCGCGTTGATTCTAAACCATCAAGAGAAAGATACGCTACTGATTTTGAAGCACCAACAGGGAGTGAACTAATGATTGTCGATGCAATATACCACGACGATGAACCGCCTACTATCTACACACGCTATCGTATTGATGGTGAGTTATGTGAAAATACTGTGAATGATTACAGGCCCCACTTCTATATTCCTCAATCAACACCGGAGTTTAGATTGAAGAGTATGGCTCGCTCATTCCCTCAATCAAGTATTGATAAAGAGAAGCATTACGAAGGTCTTGACGGCACTCCCCTCTATCGAGTAAGCACTAACTCACCTTACAACATAAGCAGAATGCGCGAGATGTTTTCTCGCACTTACGAGGCTGATGTAAGATACGCAGACCAATACCTTGTTGAGAAGGTTGACGAGATGCCGAAGTGGAAGCCGCGCAAGTGGTGGTATGACATTGAATGCAATACAGGTGACGACAAGTTCACTACTGTCATTGCTGTCATTGACTCCGACCTTGACACACCCGTTGTCTTTGCATGGGCTGACGAACGCACTAACTGTCCGCACCTCAACAGATTGAGTCCTCAAGGCACAATGAACAAAAAAGTTCGTGACACAGAATATCATTTGAAGTTGTTCAAATCCGAGAAGGAAATGTATGATGGCTTCATTGAGTTCCTTCAAGCGCGCAACCCCGACATGATGATTGCTCACGCGGGAACATTTTTTGACATACCTCACATGATTGAACGCCTTGACCACATTTACGGTCACGGTGGCGCATCTAAATTAAGTCCTCTTGGTATCATTCGATACCCAAAGAAGGGAGAGCGATACCGATTCGATGACCAACCAATTGCAGGTCGTTGGCAGTTTGATACTGCCGCACCTGCTTCAAGTGGCACAGGTTTTGAGCGAGTTTGGAAAGACAGCGGTGGCGGTCAACTACCTAACCGCAAGTTGAATACTATTGCTGAAACGCTTGGGCTTGGTTCAAAACTCACAGAAGAGATTGAGGGTATGGATGTTCACAATGGATGGTATGAGTATTGGTCCGAGTTTGTTGACTACTGTTTGCTTGACACAGTTCTTCTTCGTGGTATTGACGAAGCGCGAAATGTGACTGACTTCTTCGTTGAGATGGTTCGCCTTTGTGGTGTATCAATTCAATCAGCAACGAATGTTACTAACTTCGCGCGTGGACTACTCTCTCGTAGAACACATCTCAAAGCGCCATCAAGGTATAGGGCCGAGAAGGTTGACTTAGAAGGTGCGGAGTTCATCATGAAAGAACCCGGACTATACGAAGGAGTTGCCATCATTGATTACAAGGGGCTATACCCATCACTCATTACAGGACACAATCTTTGCTATACCACGAAGCGAGACGGTCCGGGTGAAGGAATCATCCAACTTGAGAACGGTTCTTATTGGGACCAACGCAAGAAAGGATTGCTCCCCCAAGTTGTTGATTACCTCTTTGACTTTCGAGCAGAATGCAAAGAGAAGATGCGCAACGCAGAAACTAAAGAAGAGCGCGCCGCTTGGAACACAACTCAATCAGCAGTAAAGCGCGTGATGGCAAGCCTATATGGGATGACCGCGCATGCCGGTTTTGGTTGGGCTGATACAGATATAGCGCACACAATTCTATCCGAAGGGCGACGATGTATTCGTCTCCTTGATACAGTTGCGACAAGACTTGGCTACAATGTTCTGTATGGATTTACTGACAGCGCTTTCATCCAAGTGCCTCAAGAAGATGCCGAGACACTTGCTTCAAGAGTGACAGACGCAGTTCAACAAGCAACAGGAAACAATCAGTTGTTTGCAGAACTTGAAGCCTACATTCCGTATTGGTTCTTCGAGAAGAAGAATAAGTATGCAGGTATGGTATCATGGCCTCCCGAAGATGCGGGTAAGATGAAGACCGCTAACTTCTTGAAAGGTAGTAGCCTTGCTCCTATCAGTAAGGAGGCTGAAAAGATAGCCTTGACAATGATATGTCAAGGCAAGAACGAAGCAGAAGTTTGTGAAGAGATATTGAAACTTGCGCTACCTGTGCGCAAGGGACATGTTGACCTCAAACAAGTGACTAAACAAACGCGCATAAGCCAAGCACCAAGAGCATACAAAATACTCTCCGGTGCAAGCAAAGCCGCTGAATACTACAACAATAACATTTCAACTGACGACCCGTTTGTAGCGGGAGATTCAGTTAAATGGACTTATGTGAAATCAGTTCCTTCGGGTATGCCACCTACGCAAGTAGTTGCCTACCGTGAAGATAAAGAGATTGAAGGATTTTCTCTCGATGCTAAAGTCATTCTTGACAAAGCAATCGTGAGTAAGTTGAAAGGCGTGTATCAAGTCTTGGGTTGGGACTTGGATGCCGCGACAGGAGAACCCCGACCCGCAACATATTGGTGATTACCATGACAGACGAAAAAATAAAACAATTAGAAGCCCGAATAGAAGAACTTGAAACAAAGTGTGAGGGACTTGAAGCAGAACTTGAAGACATGAATGGCGACATAACGAGCAATCATAAAATGGCTCGCGCGATTTGCGAACTACAAGAAGAACTGCGACGCAAGTTCCCCGACCTTTACTTGATTAACACAATCAAGGCCCCGACAATGGTGGGAATGAACTAATGGATAACTACCCACCCGGTATGGATTGGGGAGCGTATGACGACTACCACACACCGATGCTTGAATGCGGTCATCGTTCCGATGACGACTGTGACTGTTGGTGCGATGGAGGCTCATACGAGTCTTCTCACATGGAAGGTCATTGCACAGGTGATAACTGCACATACTTGCAATGTCAATCGTGCGGCGGACCTACTGATGAGAAGGAGTGGAATGTTGCTAACCTTCAAAGAATGAATGTGGAAGGAAAACTACTTTGGGTTGACAAGGAGAATACTAAACCGCTACGATTTATTCCTCAACACAAGTTGTTGATGATGCGTCTATGTGAAGATTGCTTTGATGAGTTCAAGAGCGAAATTACCGAACTTAAACTACACCCGCATGTCTGTGTTGATTGCGGTTCGCCCGATACGGGTGGGTCTTCACGATGCGACAATTGCTTTGATGATAGACAGGAGTTGAAGGAATGACGGTAAAGATTTACGATGATGGCTCAAGTTATGCATGGACTCCCGAAATGGGGAAAGACGGTATCATCATTCGGATGAGTAAGTCAACACTTACTTCGCCTTCGTGGTGCGCACAGCAGTTATGGTTGCAACATAATTATCCTAAGAAGCAAGGCTTGGTTAAGCATCTTGTTCTTGGTGATGATGTTCACAATGGCCTCGAAATGTTCTATGACAATCTTGCTGACGCAGACATAGGTGAACTACACCGACGCGCAAAGCATGGTTCGGATATATCGAAGAGTCTACTGAAATACATACCCGACAAAGATGCGATTGTTGATAACAGAAGGCCGGAAAATAAAGAGTTCCCTTTCTATGATGATGATTACTATCGAAACATGGAGTGGCTTATGGCATACGAAACTGCGCGTATGGCTATGGCTAAAACACCTATGCCGTTAGCGAATGAAGTTCGCATTGAACTCAAGCGTGAAGTTGAAGTTCCGGGCTATGGTTCTATACCTATTCAGTTTGTTGGTATCATCGACCGAGTGTTTGAAGCATTGGATGGTGGCTTGATGGTCTTTGAATTGAAGACGGGTAAGTGGAGTGATGCTAAGTTGTCTAACATGCGCAAGGAAATGTCTTACTACAAGTTCCTTATTGAAAATGCAGACCCCGCTTATTTGAAAGAAAGGGGTATCGACAGAACGGTGACTCATTGGGGTTGGAGATATTCAGCCGCAGACCATTGGACTATCGAACCTGTTAAATCTGTTAGCGAGAGAGGAATGATGAAAACCATGCGTGACCTAATCAAAATGTATCTTGAACAAGAGTTTCCACCAACTAAGGCTGACTTCAAATGTGGCTACTGTGACTATTTAGAACTGTGTCCTAAGTATGCTGTTCCCGTAGGTGATGAATGATGAGAAAATGTGAATTGTGTAATGAAGTAAAACTTGATGGTATGAAATTAGGTAAGCGCGCCGCTTGTTTCTCTTGTATTGATAAGATGCTTGAGTTTGCTGTGACCGCAGGAATGAGTTTTAAGGAGGATAACGCGTGAGCGTTCTTAACTTACAATTCCCCAAAGAAGTAGGTTTGTTCCGAAAGATTGTTCATAATCAAAATGATTTTGAATCTTATTGGAGTTCGTTGCGCAACAGTCAATGTGCATACATGTCTGTTTATTCTTTCCGAGCCGTCAAACCAAACGGTCGTCGCGCGGAATATAACACAGCCATAGTAGATAACTTTGTTTTGGATTTCGATAAGAAGTATCGTAAAGGTAGTAATATGGTTGAAGTTGATGGAGATGAAGTCGTTGACCAAGTTGCTCGGCTACATTACTACCTGCTTGGAAAGAATATCAAGCATGGTGTTTGGTTTAGTGGCAACGGGTTTCATATTTGGGTTAAACTCAACAAGACTCATTTACCATCAAGCGGTATAGAAGTGTCACACATCAAAGCCGCAGGTCGCAAAGTGATTAACGCGTGGAAGCAAGAGATGGAATTGTATTGCATGGACCCAACTGTTCCGTTCGACATGGCAAGAATGATTCGCGTTCCTAATTCCTACAATGCGAAACAGCATGTGTTGCGTTGGAGTATTCCTTTAACAACAGAAGACCTCGCTTTGGCTTGGGACGAGATATGCGAGATGGCTGAAAATCCTCTCAATAAGGCATACTATTATGGTGAGAAAGGTATTGAATTACCAATCAAAGAAGTGAAGAAAAAGAGTTTCCGAACCGAAGGTGGTGAACCAATTGATTTCGATACAGTGTCGTTAGGTAAAATCAAAATCTTACCCTGTCTCATGGAAGCGGCATGTCAAGTTGGTAGCAACCCACCACATGTAAGCCGCGCAAGTCTCGCCATGTATCTTGGTGCAAGGTTGCGGAACTTCTTACCCGTTCACAGAACTACATCACAGATGCGCGAAAAGCACATTGGAGTTATATCCGATTTCATGGGTGCGCTACAATGGGCTGACTATGATGAAGGGATTACCAAGTATCACACCAAGACTATTGTTGACGGTGGCTATCAAGAGTCATGCGCAAGTTTGATGAGCAAGGGATTGTGCATCGGTAAATGTCAACTATGGGATGGGACAGGTGAACACATTGAGGATGATGATGAGGATGAGGATGAACCTATCGCTATCACCTTGAGTAAAGAACAGATGAGATGGTGTTACGCTCACGCTGAAAAAACTTATGAATATCATAAGAAAAACGGAGTGGGTGTATTGAACCACAATACAATCAATGGTTCTTTGATTGGTGTGAAGGGTGAGTTGGCAACATCGTTGTTTTTATCCAATTATTTCAAATCCATAACTGATAATTATACATCTAACATTACCCAAAGCGACCTTGAATTAAACAGGCGTAAGATAGAAGTTAAGGGATTGAAAGAGAGCGATTGGGAACAATACAAACGCGCGATTCAACCGTGGCAGTTAAAGAAATATGTTTCTAACAATTCGATTGTTGTGTGGACTACTGCTGAAAATCACGAACACCCTCGCAACAAAGTGTTACTGCGCGGTTGGAACTTTGCTCACGAAGTCAATGAGAAAGGTGAGTTTATCAAAACGATATGTGATAATATCCAATTGAAAAAGGATAAAGATATGCGCAACATGGCAGACCTTGTTCGGGTGTTGAAGAAAATTGAAGCGGAGGAAGTTTGAATGGGGAGAGTTGATTTTAGCAGTATTCTTTATCATTGTTCTACCCCCGCTATTGTTAATCATGCTACCACTACATTTCATACTCAAGGTGATATTCAATGAGTAAAAAAACATACGAGTTTGATACTAAGCAAGGGTTCTTGACCAAAATCAAAGTGACTACTACTGAAACTGTAAGAACAGATATTCCCGGCGACGGGCAATGGTTTGACGCAGATTACATTGAACTTCTACTGATGATTGATGAGAAGTGGAGAACTCCACGCACACTCACAAAGTATTCACAAGCGTTGCGTCTCATGGACTCATCCAAAGTGGCACAGATGCTCAAAGGACTTGAGAAGCGCGGCTTTATTGAGTCAAAGAAAGAAGGTAGGAATCATACCCAATGGAGACGAACTCACAAGTTCCCAAAACATAAGGGGATGTTATAATGAATCCTCTTATCATAGATACAAACGAAAGAGGTCGGTTGCCGGATGCGATTGAACGCCGCGCTAAATCACGCTCACCAAGAGTGAATGTGTTGAGAGAAAAACTCATCAACGGTGATTACAAGTGCGGTGAATGGTTGATTGAAGCAAAGTCTGTTGATGATTTGATGCAATCAATGAGGAACGGACATTTGATGAGGCAACTTGACAATATGGATGCTAACGCAGGTAATTTTGGACTTGTTGTTTGGGGAAACATAGGAGATTATGTCAGCCGAGCAAAAGCAAGAGGGTCTACGATTACACATAGCGCGGCTCTAAAACAAATGACGGGATTCCTCGGTAGAGTGGTGGCTGACTTTGGTTGCTTAATCTATCGCGCTCCCAACGCAAGTGAAGCGGCGGCATTCATGGTCGCTCTTCATGAGAAAACATACAAGAAAGCAAGTAGACATGGCGCACAGGCTGTAAAGCGAGTAAGCACAAACGATGTGCGCTTAGACATGTTGCTTACAATTCCCGGTGTCGGTGCTGATATGGCCGATGCTATCATTCAAGCATGCGGTTCTATCGAAGAAGCCGCTTGTGGTGAATGCCTACGCGATGTTCCCCGAATGGGTAAAACGCTAAGAGCGCGTGTAGTGAATGTCTTGACGAGTGAACAAGAGGTTAGGGTGGAGAAAAAATGATTTTCTATTTTAACTTATTATACTTACAGGACGAAAACCGAAAAAGCGAAAATGGTTATAGACTGAATAGAACCACGGAGGTTTGCCCCCCGGAATCATCAGTCGCAAAAAATGGAGGAAAATAATATGTCAAAAAGACAATGGAACCAATATAGCGTAGTGAAAGAATACCCCGTAATGAAGGATTACTTAGAACGGTTTAGAACAACTTCGTTCTTTAACGAAGTGCCGGGTCTTATATCCTTCTTTTACCTGCAAGGACAAGCAGTTGTCGATGAAGTGCGAATCCCTGTTTGGGCGAGCGCTCTTGACCCCCGAATACATGTGTTTTGGATTCAAGCAACGCGTTCGGGTAAGTCTATCGCATGGGAGTTCACAGGAGAAGTAGCGAAGTTAGCCGGATTAGATATTGATATGTTCACAAGTGGAACAGACAGCGCGCTAATCGGGTCAATTGATTCAATCAGCGATGATGATGGTGGATATATCACAGTCGAAAAGCCGGGATTGCTCGCGGGTAAGAAGTGTTTGAACTTTGATGAAGGGTCTATCCTTCTTCAAGCAAACCCGAAGCAATTCTTTTCCGAGGTTATTCTGTATCTACAACAAGCAATGAACCCTGTCGGTAGTCACAGCAATACGCTTACGAAGCACATGAAGAACGGTAAGGTTGAGACTGAATCTCGCGTATCGTTTTGGATTACATCGTTCCCACCTGCGGGAGTCAAAGAGTATGTTTTGACCAAAGGGTTGTTTCAGCGAGTGCTGATTCTTTACCGACCGTGGAGTGAAGATATGCGACAGATGGTATCGGAACAAAGAATGTCCGGTGTCTTCAAAAATAAACTTGAAGAAGTCATGACCCTCGATGATATTGCACAGCATTTCATTGATTTGAAAGAGAAGGTTAGGTCAAGGCTACTGATGAAAGCCAACTTGACTCATGAGGGTTGGGCTAACATGGACCCAAAAGAAAGAGAAGAGGTCGCGCGAGCAATGATGCATGAAATGTTCACACCCGATGTTTCCTTTGAACCACAACTTATGACGGCTGTTGATAACTACTACACATTGGTTAGAGGAATGGATAAGCATTTGAGTGATGTTGTTTGTTCTTTCATTCCAAATGTGCTATCATACACAGTTCTCTTTGCTACTCACATTGCAATGATGAGAGTGATGCGCGACAACATTCATGTCGAAGCAGATTGGAGTGTCACAGGCGACGATGTGGAGATGGCCGCAGAAGTCATTTATGACATATACGAGCAACTTGTTCTTTGGCTTGAGTCCGAGGTTGAAGTTGGTGCTAAGGCCGCAGAAAAAGCGGCGCGTATCGACGGTTGGATGAAAGCATACAAGGTGTGCAAGGCTGTCGAGGTTGAAGGCCGAGGTGAGGGATGGGTTCTAAAGAGTGATATGATGAGCCGATACATGAGCCAACAAGGTCGAAGTCAAACTGCAACATACGAACGATTCAAATCAATCAGTGACAAGTTCTCAACAACGCGTGTGAAGAACTCCGTCTATATTCGACCAAAGGAGGAATGAGAATGAGTCAAAATACAGATGAGATATTAGCCGCAAGAATGGATAGAACCAAAGATGGATTATTCATCTTTACCTTAGTGGGTGATGACGGAAAATCAACCAAGAGGTTGATGACTGATGAAGAGAGAAAACGATTGATTAGCATTCTAAAATTAGGTGATTCACAATGAGTAAAATAATGGCGATAGATATTGAAACAGCGAATTACTCATACGAGATTGGTGGGTGGGATAAGACCCATTTGTTTGACCCCGTAGTTGTAGCAACATGGGATGGAGAAAACGCACACATATTTTCTAAGCAAAGCGATGTGTTTGTTCCTCACGCTAATGTTCACCCCCTACACCCAAGAGTGTTAGGTGAGCATTTACAAAAGCATATTGAGAACGGTGGTGTAATCATCGGGCATAACATTCGTGGGTTTGACTTACCTGTTCTTCGTGATGCTCTCGACATGCATTACGCAGGTGTCCTAATCAAGAATGCAGAAACGCATTTGATAGATACATCATGGACTATTCGTAGCGCGGGTCAAAGAGTTCCGCTTGACGATGTATGCAAACACACTCTCGGTAAAGGTAAGGAGATTATGCATTCCGAAGATGCACCCGTCGCATGGCGTGAAGGTGAGTATGCTAAGGTAATGAAATACTGCTTACAAGATTGTCAACTTAATTATGACCTGTTTGAACACGGTCGAAAGAAAGGCGTTGTAAAAGCGCGAAACGCAGATTCCGGCATCATCACAGACATTGAGGTGCTTTGGAAATTGGAGGAATAAACATGAGCGAAGAAAGAAAGAATGGACGCGAAGCCCAAATTAGCAATATACGAGCCGCCGTGAATATAGCGGAAACCGTGAGGTCAACACTTGGCCCCGCCGGTATGGATAAGATGCTTGTCGATGAACAAGGACACACTATCGTCACTAACGATGGTGTCACAATCTTACGAGAATTAGATACAGCCCATCCGGGTGCGAAGATGATGGTTGGTATCAGCCAAACTCAAGAGCAAGTCTGTAAAGACGGAACGACGAGTGTAGTTGTTCTTGGCGGACAGATGCTTGCGCTAAGCGAAGGATTGTTATTGAGAGGTATTCACCCTCAAACTATCGTTCGTGCATACAATAGCGCAAGTCAAATTGCAATGAAGGGTGTTGAAGGACAGATGAATACCGGCGATGAATTAGCAGTAGCGAAGACAGCACTACGAGGTAAGGCCGCAGAAAGTCATTTGGATGATGCGGCAGGTCTGTGTGTTGAAGTTGCGAGAGCAGTTGAGGGCGACCTTGACCGAGTTCGGATTATCACTCAAGCGGGAAGTTCTATGAAAGACTCTTATTGGAATGCGGGATTGGTCTTGAGTAAAGACTTCGCAATGCCTACCGATGATAATGTATTTGAGAACGCGCGAGTGCTTATGCTTGATGGTGGACTTGAAGGTTATGACTTAAGTGAAGTGCAAATGCAAGTCAACGACCCTGCTCAACTACAAGCAATCAAACAACAAGAAATGCAAATGCTCGGTCACGCGGCGCAAGAAATCGCAGAACTATGTGATGTTCTCTTCGTTCGTGATGGAGTGCATGAGGCTGTTGTCAAATATCTATCCGCGAAAGGTGTCGGTGTTGTTAGCAGACTTCAACAATCGGATATAGATGCGCTGACAAGAATTACAGGTAAGCAATGCTATCATCATTACACAGATGCTATCGGTGAAGAAATCAAACCCATCAAGAAGTCTTGCATCAAGCGCGAGCGTATTGGCGACCTTGATTATGTCTCGGTGATAGTTCCTAAAGCAACTGTTGTGACAATGGTTGTTCGTGGTGCTACTCGACAAACTCTTGAAGAGTATGAAAGAGCCTTTGACGATGCTCTCGGTGTAGTGTGTCTATACATGAGTGATACAGGAGACGGTGTTCTTGCAGGTGGAGGCGCGGCATTGTCTAAAGCGTCTGTTGCTGTCCGCAAACACGCACAAGAGCAAAGTGGATTAAGCGCGAGAGAGCGTATGTGTCTTGAAGCCTACGCTGACTCACTTGAAATCATCCCTGCGGCTATCGCTAACAATGCGGGAATGGACCCGCTTGATGTTGTCATGGAGTTGCGGTCTTGTCCGTCTAATCATGGTCTATTCATCAACGACGAAGGTGTTGGTTCTGTTTGTGATACATTCAAAGAAGGTGTTGTTGAACCTACTCAATTGGTTCGACAAATTATCACAAGTGCTACGGAGGTTGCAACAGCAATTCTACGCATTGATGATATTGTAGCGCGTAAGGGATGATGAGTATGTGGAGAGAACTACTTCTCTTATTGGGGTTGTTGGTCTTAATTGAAATTGGCTACCGCGTAGTTGATTATTTGATTTTCAAAGCAAACAACATACCCGGTGAAATGGATTCCGAAGAATGATTATTGAGGACCTTTCCTCAATCCGTTCCAATGCATCTGTTGTAGTTCTTCTTCATTATCAAAGAACACAACTTGAGTTCCGAGGTCATCGAGTGCAAACCACATTGTAAAGAAACCGGCAATGAAGGCAAGAGAAAATAGCGCAAGATAGAACCACATGGTTAACCCATAGCGGTGTAAAAAATAAACCTTTTCATCTAACGATGGTTGGCTTACCACCAATGCCTTGCTTTTTACTACGCTTGCGTTTGGTGGCCGCGCGTTTCTGCCCGTCCGACATAGAGCCGGAGGTTTTAGGAGTCTTACCGGAAACTTTCACGCTTGGTCTGCACTTAGGATAACCCTTGCTTGATTTTTTTGCTTTATTACGCCCACAAGGAGGGTGTTTGCCGTCTTTATCTTTACGCGAAACATCAACCCACTTCTCCTTGAACCATCTGTTGAGGTTCTTCTTTATGGTTTTACTTTTTTTTTTAGAAGTGCTAACATCACCGCGACAAACGCGAACTGCATACCCGTTTGCATAGGCGGATGGATAAACATCGTATTTCTTCTTAGCCGCCGCTTTTCCTTTTGCGCATAACTTTTTCTTTTGAATAATCACTCCGCCCTTCTTGAGTGTGCCGCGCTCTTTGAAATGCCTTGCGCGGTTAGCATGCATATCTTCGGGAACGATTTTCCCGCTTGCGGTATGGCTCATGTCTTTACCGCCTTTACCGTCCACCCCGCGCTTGCGTCTCTCTTGAGTTAATTCAGTTCGATACTTCCTGCGCTCCGGTGTGGATTCATATTTGGTATCATACTCGCTCTTGTGCTTCTTGGCTTCGGGACTCTCGGCATGTTTCAACAAGCGCATGGCTATATCCATTGGTTCACCTGTGCGTATATCGGGGTGTCGCATCCCCTGCATTGTAGTTGAAGGATTACCTTGCGCATCAACAAGTTGCGATATTTGCTGTGGCCTCATTGCGTTTATCCGCACATGTGGTTCAAAGTTAGGGTCGGGAGCCATCGGAAACAAACCCGCTAACCCGCCGGGAGGTTTGTCTTTGTTCTCTTGATATGTTCGCGTTGGTGTCACTTCACCAACTTTTTGTTGAGTTAATTGTTGGTTTTTGTATTGAGGGTAATCTCCTTGTTGTAGCATTTCGGGAGTGTTCGCTATACAATCTTCTGTTGAGCATCCTACTGCGCCATCATCTGTATATATTGTATGACCTTCTCCACAATGCTCACACGCCGCACCTATATCGTCTATCTCTCTATCACCTTGAATCGGCTTACCCTGCATATCATAAGATGTGGGGTTGGTCTTAGAAGGATGGTCGGGGTTCATTTGAGCGTCTGCGTATGAATCCCCTAATTGTTTTTGTTTCTTTGAATGTAATGTATCGCGTAAAGCATTTGGATATACCTTATAGCGCTTTTTTTCTTTCTCATCATCCGCTTTCTGTATCATACCGAGCATTTGCATTTGCTCAATCATGCTTTTGCCGAATCCCATATTATGTTCAAGTTCTTGTTGGTTTTCATCGACGGCTTCTTGAATATCAATGTCTTGGTCGGCGGGTCGTTGTAGCGTCTGTTGACCGGGTTGCATCATTGCCGCGCGTTTGGCCTTATACGCCTCTTGCCTTGCGGCTAATTTTTGCGCTTCTTCTCTTTCTTTCTGCTTCGCTTCTATCCTTTGCATGTAGGTGCTTAGTTCACTTTGACCTGCATTCTCACCCATAAGATTGTTTTGTGGAGAAGGTTGAAAGAACTTCTCTTGACCCGGTTGCGCGGCGGCAATTGCTCTCGCTTTCTTGGATTTCAAAATCTCCAAAGCCAAATCAAATGCGGTTTCGTTCTTCATACTCTAACCTCTTTGATTCACAAGTTTGACAATGACCCCATCTACCTCTTGCTTCATCGGAATAATAACAGCGCCCACAATAAGGCATAATCTGCGCGTTGTGTTTTTTAATTTCATCTTCGGTCACAAGCACACATCCCACTCGGAGTTTTCATACCGCCGCATTGGTAGCATTGTCTTAAAAATGACTTGTCTTGGGTTTCTTCACCCTTAGTGATGTTCTTCAATAGACGGAACGCGAGTTCCATAGGTTCTGCTTTTTGGTTCATCAACTCTTGAACCTCGTCCATGTTCGCTTCTTCATCTTCTAACGGGTTGTCACCAACACGCGCTAACCCATAATTTATAGGGGGTTTGAAACCATGCATTGTGTCTTCGACAGTTTGACCGGGTTTGAAAGAAGAACCGCGCTCGCCACTTGCGTCGTCGTTGCGACCACCGGGGTTTCTCATTGAGCCGGATTTGAAACCCGTTCCTTCTCGCGTTGAGTATGGTGTTGTGAAATCGGACGGAGCGTTCCTCATCTGTGAATCTTCTCCATCATCTTTAATATCACCGCGCTGGTCATATTCGTCCATGCCTTGACCGTCGTAGCCCATCAAGTTCTCTATATGTTCAAGAGACATACCGCGAGCCGTAGCGATTCTCTTTAGAGCGTCAAGGTGGCTACCTTTCGGTCCTAAGTTCGGCCCTTCTCGTTCGCCATCATAGAAGTCTTCATCGTCAAGGTCGTCATAATCAACTCCCTCTTCTTGAGGTGTAGTGTCTTCTTGTTCATTTCTACCCACACCTGTTGTTCGTCTATCTTGTCTATCGAGTCTCGCTTTTTGGCGCTTCTCGTAGTTCGCTTTACCCATCGCTTGCAATGCTTGTTTCAAAGCCTCAATGTCATAATTGTCAAAGGTCTTATTTTGTATATCGCTAATTTTTATTCCTGTTCTGTGCGATAATTCCATTGCGTTATCGCTTGAAATCCTATCAGTGTCTTTATCGGTAAGAGAATTGCTTTGAACCCATCTGTCGAAAGCGTTTGTGTCGAAAGGTTTTTTTGCTTTCTTAGGCATTCTTTTCTGTTTAGAGCCGCCTTTATTCTTATCCGCGAATCTTAGATTTTGATTAACTCCGCTTTCAGTATTCGCTTTTGATTGTTCTATCTTTTGTTTCACTTCTTCACTCGCGGTTCCTGCATTATAGGCATCCATCTCTTGCGCTCTCTTCTCTCTTCTCACTTTGCGTTCTTCATAGGCTTGTTTTCTTTCTGCCTGTGATTTTTTCTGTTTAATAATGTTGAAAGCCTTCTTCATTGACTTGTCTTTTTTGTAGTTGCGTTCACCGGGACCCATCTTAGGATGCTTACCAACGGCGATTACTAAAACAGCGTTCTTACCTTTCTGTTCTTTAGACATTCATATCACCTATTTTGTGTTTCTTAAACTTACCTTTGTTTAGGCGCGACTCTTGCCACAGATGATTGCATTTAGGACACTCCCAAATCAGCACACGCGTCTCTCGTTCATTAACATAGCGCCCTTCTATCCGTCGCGCAAGAACATCTTCTTTACACATAGCGCATTTTTGACTTAATCTTTCTTTTAGTTTCCCCATATCATCACCTATCAGTTGAATACTATTTGAACATAGCAAGAACCTACTTTCAAAGTTGAACCCGATACCGGCGGAGATATTACAGCCGATGAGAAGTTCCCTACTTTAGCGTGACCTGTTATTTTGAACTCTAAGATAACTGTTTCACCACCGCTTAACGAGCCAAACTCAATTGCTGCTTGACCACTACCACCACCAAAAGCAACCTGCGCGGGGGAAGAACCATTTATCCTCGTTATGCTAACGCTATTTGGATTGTGAACCATTGTAATATCAACGAACTCACCACCACCGAAAATACCACCATTCGGTTCATCGTTTGCCATCCGAAATACAAGTGAGACACCACCATTAGCGGGTGCGCCTTGTGTATGAAGAACACCGGGTTGCATAGCACCATGAATGCCGGTGATGGGCGTTTCACCTTGAGTCGCCGTAGCGATGAAATCAGCAACTTCAACTTCGGGCGCACCTTGAGAGTTTAT